GGGTCTGGCTCACCGCACCAAAGATGAGTGAACGGTGATTCTTGGGCTGGTTCACACAAGCCTCCTCGTATCCGTAATCCCGATACACTTATACTGTCAATAACAGATGTTGTTGGGGCTCAGTGATATTCGCGCCTTTAGCCAGATTTTCTGCGGCTTTCAGCGGTTGGAGATTTAACCAGTGATTAGCATATTTGATCTGTTCGAGATCCGTCAAATCAAAGCTCGCCAGCGGAAGGACGTGATCCACATGCCAGTAGCTTCCGTAATTCTCCCATGTCATTCCCTCCTGGAATAATGACTCTAAGTGTGATCGCAGGTAACTTGGACTACACCCTGTAAGCTGAGACGTGGACATCCCACATGACCTTACCATTACAGATATCCTAGATCGAATATTCCTTGATGCCCTAAATTCCGGATCAAGCCTACTCCTCTTCCGTATGTATTTTCGATGAGCAACCCTCACTTTCTCTGGGTTGTCCTTTCGCCATCTGGCAGCATTCTTATGAACCTTCTCTGGGTTAGCTTTCGTCCATTTGTCACTGGAATCCTTACACTTTTCCTTATTATTCTCGTAGTAATTTTTATTGATTACCTTACGTCTGTCTGGGTTGTTATTTTTCCAGAGAGAAGCCCGTTTCTTAACTTTATCCTTGTTTCGTAGATAGTATTCTCGCTTCGATTTCCTAACACGCTCCTTGTTTTTTTCAGCCCACATCCTCTTGTAAGCCTTTTTTTCTTCCTCAATCATTTTAAGTCTTACTATGATTATGTTTCAGTTGTGCCAGTAAGCCATATACCCACCCTTGACTCGTCGCCTCTTAATGAGCTTCTGATCGATCAGGTAGTTCAGCGAATGCTGGATAGATCTGGGCGAGTCACAGAAATGCGCCGCAAAATCGAATGTCGGTTGCGCTGTCATTGGTCGGATAGCTCAGTGTTGGATCTACAAAGATGCTCGTTTCCAGTAGCGGCGAAGCCGTATCGCTTGCCTTTCGGGTCTGGGAGCAGTTGCCCGTTTGCGAGGATGTCGCAGACCAACTTGCGCTCTGGATCGCGCATGTGCTTTTTCAGCCGCGACAGCATTTCCACGCGGCGACGGTTCCAGTCGGCTGAGTGCGACAGCTTGCTGCAATGCTCCACCAGTTCGTTCTGCATAAGCTTCCCACTTGGATCACCCACGGCGGCACGGATGTCCGCTAAAAGACCCAACAAGGCGGTGGACTCAACGCTGACCGCGTTGGAGTCCTCCTTGGATGCAATGTTTTTAGGCGCGGTCATCATCCCCCTTCGGTTTTCGTGTTCATGATCGGTTCTCGTCGCATGTTGCTATTAGCTGTCCTCATTCTCTGCAAGTTGTGATAATGCACTGTTGTGCGAATTGAAGATATGGAGCCCCAAGTCGGGATGCACGCAGTTGCGGAGAATCTGAGCCGGACAGTGATTCTTACCGTAGTAAATGTTTTCGTCGTAGTGGATACCGAGCCATTCTTGCAGCGCCTTCTTTCCCACCAGGTTGCACTTATTTATAAATCCAGCAGGCCTAGGCACATCAAAGTCCTCAAAGTCGAAGTTAGACCAGAACATGTGACGACCCATTTTTTTACCCTCGATGAGCGGCGCGTAGTATGGAACCACGTTCTCCACTACCCATTTGCACTTTGCGTATGTTTGCAGGAAGATTATTTCCTCGTAGAGTTTCATATCTGGGTATCGCTTTAGCTTATGTCTCGTTGCCTTAGCCATCCGCGAATGCGTCTGGCACGGTGGACTTGTCCAGATGAAGTCGAACTCATCGAAGTGATCTAGCAGGTATTGGTGAGCATCACCCACGATCACCAGGTCTTGAGGATGGAGCCGCCGATATACGTCTGCGATTTTCGGCTCATTTTCGACCGCGACGACCTCGACGTTATCCCACTTCTTGCGGTTTCCACCTAGTCCAGCATACAGGTTAAGAACCCGCAACGGCACACAACCAGACGATAGATTCAACTCCATTCCGCCGCTTCGCTCTGTCATTACGTGATTCATCTATTTGTTAGTCGATGTATTCACTTCGATAAACCCAAGCTGCATTTTTACACGCACCGCATATGGGGTGGCTGCCTCTACTTGTTTTTGAATGACGACCTTTCCCCCCACATACTCGGCATCGGAAACGGCGACTAACAAGACGGTGCACACAATTCGCTCCCCGTTCAGAGTCAGCGTTGGTTTGTGTTTTAGTATCGTTTTTAGTTATCATAATTCGTTCTAGTCGCGGTTGCTGTCTTTTACGTTCAGTCAAATAGTTACCTTTTGGTAGATTACCCATTGGTAGAGTAATCTCAGAATAATGCCCGGTCCTTCCCGAAGACCGTAGCTGTGTTTTTATTCGCTCCTGCCTTAATAACGTAATAGTGAGCTGGGATAATGCGTGACGGCTGAACCCTTTCCGGCTCCTCCCATACGAGATCGATGGCGACCAGCCGCTCTAAACATTTTTTGGCACCCGGGAAATCCTTCTCGATTTGTAGCGCGGTCTTGCCTGGGTTGTCGTTAATGAATGTCCTGATTGCTTTGCACTTCAGCAGAAACTTGATTCGTTCTTTCGGTGTCATGAGTCTTCGTAGGCTTTGGGTTTAGTTGATTAGAGAAAAGGGTGGCAGACTATTAGCGTTTACTGAGTCGGCTGCGCGGTCTGCCAGCGTCCATGGACTCGGAATTGATTAAAAGATCTTGCGGCGATACTCCAAGTAACTGTGATTATCTTGAAACTCTCCTGCACAGATCGTAGGCTTCCAATCTGAACCGCTGTCACGCACACGCCACTGATCGCCCTCCTGAATGACTGTGTTTCGACCGAGTATTACGTAGTGAGATTCCCCTTCGGCTAATGCAGCCTCTCCCTCGGGAGTTAGTTCTACTGTATCATCCAAATCGAAATCAGACCAGTCGGGTTCTTCCCATGGGGCATTTATCTCTTCCGCATAAGCGCACTCATCCATGCACCATGCCCAACCGGCGATATCGACAGCATTGTCATGCTTAGACGAGTGACTCTCCCGAGCGAGCTTGATCAGGATCATGATCATCGGCACCTGCGATGGCTTCACATCCCAGCCAAACAAGTGGTTCATCATTCCGGCTACCTTTGCCATATCGACATCGGGTGGTCCGTAGTCTTCGTTTCGTGATCCGGAGACCAGTCGCTTTGCTTCGTCGAGCATATGCTCTGCTTTTGCTTCTTTACTCATAGTCCTTGATTTGATGGTTCTTGGCAGGTGTGTTTCAGGCTCGACTTTTCGACCTGGTAATTTCTAAGACCGGACCTCCGGTCTCGCAGTAAAGGAAACGTCCCCTCCTTGATCCAGCGTAGAACTGTCCTGGGATCGCGACCTACAATTTTCGCAGCTTCAGCTAGGCTTATCCATTCTTCGTTAACATTCATAAGACTTAGTAAGATTGAGCTAATCGTTCGCTAAGTTGACTGGCAAGGATAATTTCATGATTCTTCCTTTTCGTCGTAGCAGTGAAGTTCCTCGAGCATGATTTTGAAGAGATCCTCGATCACATGGTGATCGATGCAGCACTTATCATATTGCCATCCCCCATTCCGATCCTGGGGAGTCATGAAGTCGAAACCCATATCGATCATTTCTGATGCAGTCTTGATTTCGATCTTATGGCTCCACTCTCCGAGCCGGAGTATGAAGTTCTCCCTCTGTTTTTGATCCCGAGCGATGATCAGCACATTGAGATGATTCTTGGTTAGCTGGATTACCTCTTTGAGCATCCGGCTTGTTCTTCCTGTTCTTCTTAGTGATTTCATAGGTTTTCTATTTTGATGTAAATGCCTGTGCGGTCAGCGTGGGCTTTTTGGATTATTTCCGAGGCTACCTGGGCATCGTCCTTCCAGAATTGGAGATCTGTCATGCAATCGAATAGCATCTTGTTGAGATTGTGAGTATCCGGCTTGGTAGACTTCCAAACGAATTCCCGATTTAGCTTCTTGGTTTTTTGTGTGTGAGGGAAACACCACTTGACTGTGCATTCCAGGGGTCCGGTCCCGAACCATCTGTCAGGTATGTGTGAGGATAGTGCCGCCATCAGCTTTGCTCTCGTCTCAGCTACCTTGGGAGGCTCGTAGTGAATCACCTTCCCCTTAACGACTTTCGTCGCCTTCATCTGGTGCGTTGTGGTCGGCACCTTTTTCATCGGCATCCAGAAATCGTGCTCTCTTACATTGTTCATGTTTTTTGTATTTTTTGTTTTTGTTTTTTTGGTCTGATCGCTCGCGCCCGTCACTGGCATATGTATCTGGTCAGAATATGGGGGGCGGCTTTTTAGCCCCCCTATTACTACCCGCATACATGTGACATGTGTGTGCATGGGTGGGAGTGGTATCAAACTTGTATACTTTAGTATGGGGGGGTATACCACTTTCTGGTATCACCCCCCCCCATGGGGGGGGTATACTACCACTTTTCGTCAAAGTATCAAAAACACCGTTTTGACGGTAAATAACAGAAAGTGTCAAAGTGTCAAAAAGGGGGGTGATACCACTAGTCATTTTTGACCTCCGTAGTTTCCAATTTCAGGATTACCTGCCCCTTGACATACTTAAAGTCCGGATGGTAACGACAGCGTTTTTTGATGGTATTCATAGTGCCACCACCAACCTCCTCGAGATCTTTCCAGTTAACCTCGGTGCGTCCTTCGGCGATCTCATCGAATAACTCACGAAACTCTGCGTTCTTCTCGGCCTGAATATTTTTATTCACCTTCTCAGCTACTTTCTGACCCTTCCTCCAATTATCCTCACTGGACTCAGGAGTCGCATCTGCCAGCAAAGAGCCTTCACCGGTCTCTAGGATATGCAGAGGATACTTGAAGAACACGTTACGAGGCTCGAATCCGGGGAATTCCCGTAAGGTACCCTCAATCCTCCAACCTGTGGCATATTTCGCCGATTTCAGCTCATCCTGAACCTTCTGGCCGTCAATATCGTAGTTATTCTTCCTCGCGATCTCCTGTAACCGCGCAGGATCTTCCAAATCGTCATGCGTAACATTGTTATCGTCCCTCCAGGTGGCCGAAACCCAGTCGAGTTCCTCGGCCATGGACCTCGCATGCCACCTCCGAGTGATCTGGGTGCGCCGATTGTCGTCTATAATCAACTCAATCATGTCTATAATGGCATCAGGATCGCGTGAAAACACCCCTGAGCCGCTGGATCGGTCCCGGGAAGACTTCTGCCCCTGAGCCCCCTTCGAGTGATGGTGAGCATACACGACAGTGACCCCCAGATTCACGGCAATTTTGTCGAATTGATTACAAAAGTACGCCATTTCCTGAGCAGAGTTCTCATCGCCGGTCAAAACCTTGTAGATCGGATCCACGATGATCATCGAATAGCCACGATCCTCGGATCTCCGGATAATCTTGGGCGCCAGCTTGTCCATCGACACCGCATTGCCTCTCAAATTCCACACATCGAGGTTTCCGTTAGTTTTCACACCGAGTTTCCGTTTTATCTGCCACAGACGGTGCTTATTTGACTTCAAAGCCAACTCGAGGTTGATATAGGCCACCCTGCCCTGTCTTACCTTCCAGCCGAGCCAGTATCCACCCGTGGCGACCGCAATCGCGAGCTGTTGCAGGCAAAATGACTTCCCAGCCTTACTCGGACCACTCAGGAGTAGCTTGTGACCCTTCCGGAGAATTCCCTCGATCATTTGCGGATCAAGTTCCGGTTCATCCAAGTCATCCGTGTCCGTTTCAAACTGTGGCAGATCATCGCGCACATCTTCAGCCCAATTATGCCACTCTTTCCATGATGACATCCCGATATGAGTATCGATCACGAACTGTTTATTGCCATTCCGCAGAACACCAGGCATTCGACTCAATCTGGACGGATTCCGGTTCTGACGGTCCATCACTAGTCCGTTTTTCTCGCAAACCGCATAGAGGATATCAACACGCTCCCGATATTCCTTAAGCGTGTCTGCATAGATTTTCACGACAGCATGCACACTCTTTCCTCCCGAGTAGACCAGAGCAGCTACCGGTAACTTGAGGTCTTTGATCAACGCGATCTGTCTGGGGACTTCAACTACATCGGATTCGACAAGTGCGTATTTATAGGATACAACATTCTCATCCGTTACTCCTACACCATCCATCGGGTTGAATCGGATCCAAGCGCCGACCTCCGGATTGTAATCGCCGAAGACTCTTCTGAATGGCCATTGCTGCAACTCACTGATCAGTTGACCGGCAGTGCGATCATAGCAGCCCTTCTGGGGTAGGTGCCTTCCCGCTTTTTCGTTAAACCAAGACTCCGTAACATACCCGACATTCTCATCAGCGTCGAATAATGCCGTCAGATACTTGATCACCTGTTCTTCCGGACTCCAATCGGCGTCGGATGGCTGAATAAACTCACCCACCTGGATGTAATTTTTATCTACCAGAACCGGTGCCTCGTACTTGAGTGCCTCACCCCTTACCAGTGCTCGATTCGGGATATGTCTGGTATTCCCGTGCTGATCCCACGTGAGAGGACTCTCGGTCCCATATTCGAATGCCTTATCCCATTGCCTCGCAGTTTCAGTTGGTGTATCTGATAGAGACATACATATTTCTTTCAAGTGATCTACCTCATCGAGGTTTAACGCCCCACCCGCATAGTAGCCACCTGCGAGATTTCCGCAATTGCGTTTAGTCTCATGGCGATTGCCATCAAACATGCCTTGTTGTATTTGTTTTTCTATTACTTCTGCTGGAGTCATATGCTTTGTATGTTTATGTGAATTGGATCCGGTTTTGGCTCGTATGTGCTTGGGTTAACTCCAGGGGGATTTCTCCAACCCGCAGCCGATATTCTCGCTATTAGGTTAGCGGCTTGCTTGGAGGTCCACTTCCCTACGTGTTTAAAATTCCTTGATTCCAGAAATTTTATTTGCTTCGGCGTACTGAGTCCGTGGAGACTTCTGTTATTTAGCGTATACAGGAATCGATCTGCCAATCCGGCGCTATCAATTCCGTCAGGATTGATTCCGCGACTCGTCAGATCTTCTTTCTGTTGATCAGTTACAGGAGCCTTTTCATGCCCGAATACTGGAACGTAATTCACCAGGTCTGCCGACGATATCGACATTTCATACTGAAGAGGATCAACGAGTTTCTTTTTCTTGTGCTGCTGTTCTTTGAGTTTTTTGGCAAGGGCTTCCTCGCGATCCGCTACCGTATCCCCAGCCCCCTTCTCGACAGCTTCCTCGAGATCGAACTCGATACCTGCCGACGCTTCAAGATTCTCGGTAGTTTTCTTCGCAACATCCTCCGATTCCGCGATAAGGTAAGCGGGTCGGCAGAGGTCGTGATTTTCCGAGTGCCACAAGAAGTCGAGCAAGAGAAGATGTTCTTTACCCGGGTGCAGTCGCGTACCCCTGCCAACCATCTGGCAATAGAGAGATCTAACTTTTGTGGGCCGGAGGCAGACGATAGTATCGACTGAAGGGCAATCCCATCCCTCTGTAAGCAGCATCGAGTTGCATAACACGTTGTATTTGTCATGATTGAAATCATCTAGAATTTCGGCACGATCTGAACTCATGCCATTTACTTCCGCTGCTTTGAATCCTCTTTGGTTAAGAAGGTCACAGAACTTTTGACTAGTTGCAATGAGTGGCAGAAACACGACCGACTTACGGTCCATACATGCGCTAACCATTTCATCAGCGATTTGATCAAGGTAAGGATCAAGAGCGTTACCGAGATCAGCAGACTTAAAATCCCCTGCCTGCTGCGACACACCAGAAAGATCAAGCTTAAGTGGGATCGTGAGAGCTTTAATAGGGGATAGAAATCCGTCTTTGATTGCTTGTGGTAATTTGTATTCATAAGCTATTGAGTCGAAAAACTTACCGAGATTCTGCATGTCCCCTCGGTCTGGTGTTGCGGTTACTCCGAGGACTTTTGCTTTGTCGAAATAATCGAATATGCGCTGGTAGCTATCGGACAAAACGTGATGCGCTTCGTCTACTATGATGGTATCATAATAATCCCTACGGAACCGCTTTAGTCGCTTCTCGCGCATCAGGGTTTGAACACTACCTACAGTGATTCTGAACCAAGAGCCTTCGGCAGTGTCTGAGGCTTTTTCAAGACAACATCTGAGTCCTGTTGCCTTAAACATCTTATCTGCGGCTTGGTCCAGCAGTTCGCCTCGGTGCGCCAGGATCAGGCATCGCTTTCCTTCGTTAACCAATTGCTCGATCAACTTGCAGAAAACGATAGTCTTTCCTGTGCCGGTCGGAAGGACCAAGAGGGTCTTGTCAACCCCCTTGGCCCATTCTTCGCGAATCGCATCCTTAGCTTCAACTTGATAAGGGCGAAGTTGCATTCTAGAACCCAGGCTGATTTCCAGTCGATCCAGATGCCAGAGTAGCCTCAAGGGGGGATAACCATGCTGCGACCTCCGCAGCCAGACCAGTGGGATTTCCCTTTGCGTCATCCTTTTTCTCGAACTTGCGATGACCCAACTTGATGCGACCCCTCTTCCCTTCCATGGTATTAGACCAATCCCACTCTGGGATGTAATCCTCCGCATCAGGAGCACAAAGCCCGATACTCGCATGGCAAGCAAGGATACTTGCAGCCTGGAATGAGTGGAGAAAGAACTTCTCTGACAGGACCATCTTACCACCCTCCGGAGTCTCTATCTGGATCTTCACTTCGCGTGTTTCACAGGCACACATTTTCGGGCTTCCACCGAACCTTCCGTTAGTCACACTGTTAACCCGAAATTCATAGATGCCTTCTGGCGGTAGTGTAAACGTATTCGGCTTCAATGCTTCACCTGGAACCATTGCTCTGTTATTGTCTTGATTGCTCATAATTTACTTACTGGTGATTAACTTTCGATTGATTCAAATTCCTGTGTCCGGATCATCCCCACGACAGCATCCCAGTGGGCTATGAGTTTCCCGGTGACGAACGAGTCGTCATAGCTGTCAATCGGCGCATCGACCCCATAATACCCGCGACTCGCTACAACTTGTCGTATTTGCAGAGAGGATACATTGTCCCTTTCAGCAAGTTGCTTGAGAGATGGACCCCACTCCTTTTCCAGATTAAACCCGTCGTCCGGTTTCAGAGCGCCAACCTCGTTACCTGTAGGTCGCCTGACCTCGTCACGTTTCTCTGCAGGTGGTTCTTCACTAGTTTCCTCCCTAGTCTCTTCCCCAGCCTCCTCAGCATGTGAAGTCTTACTAAGATCCCCGGAAAAGAGATGAGAAATCGCATCGAAGCTGAACTCCAGTTTCTCCGGTAGATCCTGACGGTTCTTAGCGTCATGGGTGGATTTGTGCGATGTATACATTACACGATGACCACCTTTCGCTTTTTTCGATTTCGTTCTTTCGTCCTCGATCACGTATGTCTCGTAATTGGCGAACAGAAGCATATCTGCCCATTCCTTAACCAGTGGAGATACTTTCTTGGACATCTTCATTTCCCACCGATCAAAAGCACCCTCCTCTTCGGGGAGTTCGAACTTACGGATAAGCGAGTGAGCCAATAGGACAACGTGTATCCCTTTTTCCCTTACTTCGTTAAGTAGGTTCAGTAGTTTACCGAACTCCTCCTCGAGAATCGTGTAGCCTTTTCCGTATCCGAAATCCTCAATGCTGGTCTTATTCGCTTCACCGCACACATGCGTCACGCAGAGTTTCTCAGCCCAGTCTACCGTATCGATGACTATCGTGCGGTAATCGGAGCGCATGAGTTCCCTTACTTGATCCAGTAGCGCTGTCCATGACAGTGGTTTAGGAGTCCTGTGGACATCCAGGTGATCAGACCCACCCTCGGTATCGATGAAGATAGGGCTTGGGAATTTACTCCCGAATGTTGACTTGCCGATTCCTTCGGAGCCATATGCGACTACTCGCAGTGCTTTCTTTATTTTTCCTTTTATTATTTGCATGATGCTATGTTGACTGATGTTACGAGGAAGAATGTCCCCCAGAAAATGATCCAACCAAGGATCTCGAGTTTTGATGCTAGGTGTTTAAGTTTGTGCATGGCTTTTAGGTGTTAGATACATAGGGTATGGTGTTTAAAACCCTCCCTCCGAACTGTAATTCGCCAATACCGGCGAATTATTCCGTAAACCATGTGGTTTGGACGCCATTGTTGGCGAATTAACAGGAGGCCGAGGAGTCACCTTGAAAGCCGGATGCGGTTCGTCGTTTTCGCCGGAACCATCCTCGATGATCAACGAGCACTCTGGACCTTTAGAGACTCGGGTAGCGATTACCTGAAGACCTTCGCTTTCGAGCCATTCACTGAAACTGTCCAGCGTATCCAGATCCATTTGTTCGAGTTTATCCATCAGCACGAAACCGCACTGAGGGTTCAGCTTACGAACGATAGAAGTGGCTACGATAAGCCGCTCAGCGCCGCTCATGCAGTCCCAGCGCATGCCTTCATAGAGAAGCTCACCTTCGGAAACGGAAAGCCCTGGTAGGGGCAAATCAGCGCCCTCTAGCAGATCGACCTTTTCCCGTCTGACAGCTTCAAGCTCAGCGGTTAGCGCATCATACTTGCGAGTATACTCGATACCCTCCTCATTAGCTTTCTCTTTCTCGAGGTTCGCCCGAACGCGAGTGTTAGTCGTTTCAATCTCCGACAGTGACTTCTCAAGCGCCTCCGTAGATTCGTCCTCGAGTTGATGTGCCGCTTTACCGGCAGTCTTATAATCCTCGTGGAGTTTATCCCGATTGACTTCTGCATCGAGCAGTTCCTGTTGCAGAGCTTCGATCTTGTTTTTCAGATCGCCGATCCGATACTGGCTTTGCTCGAACCTGGATCTCGCCGCAGATGCATTTTGGCGCAGTTCTTGGTTCTTCGCATTCCGATGCAGGATAGCCTGCTGCTGATGAATGAGATCGCTAATCGAAATCAGTTCCTCTGGCGCGTCAGGATAGTAGTGCATCTCTTCTGCATGCTTGACTTTCGAGTCCCTTACCGATCCGACATCGCGACGACGATCATAAATCGTCTTCTCCTTCATTTCCAGTTTCGCCAGCTCGTCACCGACTCCGATGATGTTGAGCAGCGCCTGAACTTTTTCCTTATCGGATGACTCCATGAACTTGGGCAGATTCAATGCTAATTCTTCGATAAACGTCTTTAGCAACGACTGCCCATGAGTCATACCAGTAGGGTCTGTAACCTTAAGTACAGAGTTCTTACCCTTCCGCTCTACTACTAGACCGTTTGACAGGGTGAGTTTGATCGAGAGAGGGATATTGGACTCTCTTCGATTTGCATCTGTCGGGCGATATCTCTCGCCGCCCAATGCATAACAAATAGCGTCTAGCGAGGAAGTCTTCCCCTCGCTATTATTGCCACCGATGATGGTCATCGCTGACCCTGTGAAATTTATCTTCACAGCTTTGATTCTCTTGAAGTCATTCACTTCAAGCTCGATTAGTTTTACTGGATTTTTCATATAAGTCTTACTAAGATATCTATAATAGATTTAGTTGATTTTTGGTTAAACGAGGTGCGGGGTCCGGCCTCGGTGTGACAGACTCATCGAGTTGATGATCCTTGAATGGATGCTCTTTCAGGTTACTGAGCCAGACGTCAGGAGAAAGGAACCTCTCCCACTTATCCAGATGTCTGGATTTCTGCGAGACTTCCAGTATCCACTCTTCGCCGGTCTCGAGGTAGTCATCTGCTACGAAGGTAACCTTGTAGAATGGGTAGCCCGTAAGGTAGCCCTCGATGAATGTGGATAGTATCTTAAGTCTCATTTTCGTGGGCCTAGGAAAACTTCGTCATGGTCCTTCGGCCTACCTGGTGTGCTATATTTCTTAGGTTCCATAAGTCCCTTCTTGATAAGCTCTTCTTCAGTGATGCGACCCTCCCGAAGATACTTATTGGCTCTAGCGGAATGCGTGTTACAGAGACCCCTACTGTGGGCATCCTTTCGACACTTCGGATAGAGGCATCTTGGAATATTAGGCATGCTCATTAGTTGATAGGGGCTGGAGGTCCAATTGGGATCAGATCGTAATCCGGCCACTGTCTTTGAAGCCGGAGTAGTTCTTGGCCTTGAGCGGGAGCCAGTTCGAAGACTGACCAATGGTGATACATAGCCGCTCGGCGCTCTGCCTCCTGCTGGTCCTCGTAAAGGGTGTGAAAGGGAGCATATTGCCAGCCGATGGTGGATTTCGGCTTTACTCGAATTGTAGAGACGACATACCTCTTCTCTCTATCCTCTTTCAGGAAGGCACCCTCTAGAATCGGACCATTGATAGCTTCATCAATGGTCTTTATAAGTTTCGGCTTACCTGCTGATTCGATCAGCTGGGTTTCCAGTGCCGCGAGACTGATCATGCAGATCAGGCCAAGTCCCGTTAAGGCAGCGAGTGTGTATAGGTTTATTTTCATCGTATTAGATGCCGGTATTCCTGAACCGAGTCAGTTCGGTCGCCGGAATACTATACGGCTTATTTTTAGTTAAAGAAAGGATTCGCCCCGCTCTGACTCGATCAGCCACCCAGCGAGGCGCCCGGTTGATCAGCTTTCCAAATTCAGCACAGGTTAGTGTTTCGCTGGTGTGCGACACCTTCTGCTCGAGAAGAGATATTCGAGCCGATATGAGTCGGAGTTCCTGTAGGATGTCGTTATGTTGAGACATTAAGTCGTCGCAAGTCTTAGTAAGATTGGGTGAAAAAAAACGCCTATTCGGAGGCGTTGTGAAGGATCTCATTTACGACCTGATCCACCGTGCGATTGGTCTGGTCGGCAAGTGCCTGAAGGGCTTCGATTGTTTTACCTGGGAGGGTTATGGTGACTCTAATGAGAGGTTTTTTAAGCATGTAGAAAAAATTCTTAATATTTTTGCATAAGTCAAATCAATTTTGAATAACAAGTGCTCGAACGTGCATTAGGGTTATACCCTATAGCTGTTATCCCGTTGATCGTGATCGACTTATGTGTTTATATCGGCTGATATTTTTTTTAAACAGACAGTTTCGCTAATAAGTTAAGTAGTTCTGGTTATACTAAAATTAATATTAATAAACTTTGTATCTTAGGACCACTTGACATTTATTCACAAGTATATTTGGGTATTAATACTAATGAAACCCATTATGAATGATTCAAAAAATACAAATGCAATAGGCCCGGGCACCAAGAACATGACGATCAATGTGCCTGAGGGTGTGCTCAAGAAAATTGACAAACTGTCGGCAAAAAGCGGCATGACACGGAGCAAATACCTCAAACTCCTCATAGAGGAGGAAGTTATGCAGGGCGATTTAACTTACGAGGTAATCGCGAGAACAAAGCGTAAGCCAAATAGCACCTGAGCGCATCTGAGAGCATCTAGACACGCAAGTCATTGATTATAAGGATTAAGTTCGAGTCCAGTCAGCCCGATACACAACCCTGCTAAATAAGGGAAACGCCTTGTTTGCAGGGTTTTTTTGTGATCTGGTTGGTTGATAATAGTTGATAACGGTAGTCCAGATGTTGGATTTAGCATCTGGAAAAAGCATCTGAGAGCATCTGGGGCATATGAAAAAATTTAATTTAAGAACAGTATCCGGTCGAAAGCGACCATATGGAATCTTTTGGATCGAAGACGGAAAACGCAGGTCTAAATATTTCGCCACCGAGAAAGAACGGCAGGTTTTTTCTCGGAGCATCGGTAGCCCAATGGATCCGGCTTACCGTGAGTGGATCGAGTTCCGTAGGCGCACGGAGGGGGTACCGTTACAGGACATCCTCAATTGCTGGGCGATGTATGGACAGGGCGATGGAGGAGAGATCGTGGAAAATCTCATCGAACAATTTAAAGAAGAGAAGTGGGCGATGGGTATATCTGACGATATGAAGACTCAGTACAAGAATCATCTATCAAGATTTGTAAAATCGTTTGGGACGCACCGAATGGACACTGTGACCCCCATGGAGCTGTCAAGGTGGCTACGGTCACTGCCCTACTCGCCGGTTACCAGGAAAAACCACAGGAAGTCCATCAGGTCACTCTACAACTGGGCGGCCGACAGGGGATACTGTAGAAAGAATCCGGCGAAAATAGTAAAGGACGAAACCGTAGTCTCCGACATCGAGATTATCAGCGTGGAGGATTGCCGTAAGCTATTTGAAGCGAATGTAGGCTCACACGCAATCGGTCGATTGGCTCTCGAGGCATTCGGTCTGCTCAGATACTCGTCAGCGAAACGATTGCGCCCCGGGGACATCAATTGGGAGGAGCGCGGGATAACATTGCCTGCCGCCCAGTTGAAGACCTCGCGACGGACCTACGTGGACGGGCATCCGGATAATTTGTGGGGGTGGATGCATTACGCACCTAAGGAGTGCTGGACAATGTCCGAGCGCAGATACCAAGAGGAGAAGCGTAAGATGTTCATCCGATCAGGGGTGAAGCACCCAAAGAACGTCCTGCGTCATTCAGCCTGCACCTATCACTACGCAGCCTTCAAGAATCCTGGCCTGACAGCTTCCTTGATGGCGCATACGAATCTTCGGACGATGGAGCAATTTTATCGAGGGAGAGCAACCCAAAGTGATGGGGTGGCATATTTCGAAATCTACCACCCCACGAAAAAACTTTAAGACATATCGACATATTTACGCCATATCGACATATTTACGCCATATCGACATAGACAAGCCATTATACTTAAGGTATTATACCTTGAGTGGATCGGGTATTGCCAATCGGTTACAGGACACTTCAGGAGATTCTTACGGAAACTTTTGGAGACGTTGTGCATGTAAACGACCGATCTTACACATTTCCAAACGAGGACTACTTAATCGCCGCCGCTCAAAGGCTGATCAAAAAGAATAACCGCAAGGGACTTTCTTTTGGGCCGAAGTGGGATTGTGACGACTTCGCTATTGATTTTGTTAATCTCATTAAAAAGAATTTCGCTGTTACAAGCGACAGCACCGCTGAAGGTATCGCTGTCGGATTTGTCAGCTACAGAGATATTCAAACCGGCTTCCATGCCATCGTTTGGTTCCTGTCGCCGGACTCAGAGGTTAAATTCATAGAACCGCAGACCGGTCAATTAACTACCTTATCGAAAACGGAGGCGCAGAGCGCAGCTTTAGTATGGGGTTAAGTATGCGTGAAGAACCATCGATGAGTGACAACAAGGAGAATATAAAACTGCTAGCGACTCTAATTGGTACATTGTGCCTCGTTATAATCGTCCCGATGTTTGGCTGGGGGATGAAGTCGTTCATCGATTTTGCCAAAGAGACCGAAGGGCGATTGGCGGTATTGGAATTTAATGCAGCGCAGGGAACTCGCTATACACTGGAAATGGCTGAACGCGATTTCATTCCAATTGTAGAAAAAGTGAACGACCACGAATTGCGAGTTAGATTCTTAGAAAACTCCCGGCGCGACTGATTTTTACCGTAGTCTTATTAAGACTTAATACATAACCCACAGAAAACATGAATGCAATTATCGGCTTAATTCGCCATATTCTCACATTCGCCGGTGGCTTCGTAGTAGCATCCGGAGACATAGCTGAACCTCAACTGGATACCTTGGTCGGCGCTCTGGTCACCGTAGTCGGGATCGTTTGGTCGGTTCTGGAGAAACGTAAAAAGAAATCAATCCCCACCGCTATTGTGCCGATGCTCCTGATACCGCTCATGGTCGCTTGCGTGGCACTTCCCAGTGGATGTGTCAGAGGAGTGGATGGAGAGGTTACAATGGATCCTAACGCGAAAACATTCCTAACGAATGCCGCTAAGGTCGCTGTCTTGATCGGAGTATCTCATGCGACAGCTGGTGTGAGCGAACTCGCTCCCTTCACCGGAGTCCTCTCCAGTGGGATCAATAACATCTTTGCATCCAATGAAGACCCGAAAGAGATCGGTAACGAATTGAAAATGCTGTTTTCAGATATTGCACTCCAGATTGGTAATGAAGAGTTGAATCAGATCCTGTTGGAAAGCGTAAAAGACCAACTGGTTCCTGATGTTCCAGGTGCGGTTGTAGGCGGCGCTGATCAGTATCAATACAACTCCAAGATCGCCGAACAACTTGTGCTCTAGTGGTTCAACTCTCTGACAGAGAATTAGCGAAAGAATTTGGCGTCTCGCCACAAGTGCTGGCGAGACGCTTCAAAGCTTCCAATATTAAGACTGGAAAGGGTATCAAGCACACTATCCTACAGGCTCACGAGGCGTTATCTAAAGTGTCCGGAATAGGGGCTGCACTGGACGCTGCAAAGCTCAAGAATCTTGAGGAGGATGCTATCCGGAAATCTTTCGAGAACAAACAACTCGAGCGAGAGCTTGTAAGTTTGGACGAAGCTTTCGATCTGGTAGTTGGCCGATTTAAGACGCTTGCGAAAATGGTCAAGGACATCCCGTCAAGACTTGCGGTTCCGTGCAACCCTGCCGACCACGAGTTATCGTTTGAGGTTCTGGATGAATACACTGGCAAACTTTGCGACGAGATCCAAAAGGCATGCACGAAGAAGTAAAGGAAGCGCTTCTAAACGGAGTCGCGAAACTTTTCCGAAGACCACCAAAGACATCAGTCACTGAGTGGTGCGAGGCGAACCTTCAGCTCGGCACGATCCAGACCGATACGCCGGGTCAGTATTCCACCAGGCTAACGCCCTATGTTCGGGATGTATTAGAGGACTTTAAAAACCCGTCGATTGAATCAGAGACACTTTGCTTTGGTGCTCAGACGGCAAAGACCATGACCATGATGGCAGGTCTCGCTTGGTCTCTGGTAAATAAGCCGCAACCAGCTATGTGGGTGATGCCCAATAAGGATTTGGCGGGATCATTTTCAGAGACGCGACTCCAGCCTCTTTTTATGGACTGTGAACCGCTCATGGAACTCAAGCACCATGACCGGCACAAGTGGAAGCGGATGAGTATGGAATTCATCGGCTCGGTTTTTGCCCTCATTGGTTCCAATTCTCCGGCCAATTTGGCATCGCGACCGGTAGGAATCCTGATCATGGATGAGACAGATAAATTCGCCGAGTCCAGTGACAAGGAGGCGAATGCGCTGGAACTCGCTGAGATGAGAACTAAAACTTTCTCGAGTCCTAAAATTTTAAAAACTTCGACGCCATCAACTCCGGAGGGTGCAATTTGGAGGAATTTTCTAGAGGGAACCATGCACAGGTATTTTCTGCCATGCCCCGAATGCGATGGAGAGATTGTCTTATCATTGAACCCATCTAAAAGTGCCATGCCTAAACTGGGGTGTGAGGCGGCGCTCAAGTGGGATCAAAAAGCTCGTGGCCCGAATGGTTGGGATTATGACAAGGTCGAGAAATCGGCGCACTACGAATGCCCTCACTGCAAGGGGAAGATCTGGGATCGTAGCAAAACGAAGATGCTCAGGAATGGAGTCTGGCGCCAGACGAATCCCTACGCGGATCCCCGACAGGTTTCCCGACACTTGCCGTCTTCCTATGCCCCGTGGCGCAAGTCATCCTGGGGCAGGTTGGCAGTAGAATTTCTCAAGTCGATGGAAAGCCTCGAGGGGCTAAAGGGATTCATCAACGGAACTCTGGCCGAACCGGACATGGCACAGTTCGAAGGAGGCGATAACGGCCGCAAGGAAGCTGTCATCACAGAACTAACTCCACTCGTGAAGACTTACCGGATCCTGACAGCAGATAAGCAGATCGATCACCTGTGGTGGATTGTCAGAGAGTTTATACCCGGGGGTCACTCACGATTGGTAGCCTGGGGGAAGTGCGACACTGAAGATGATCTTGAGACGATTCGGGCCGAGCATCAGGTAAACCCCGATCTCACCTGTGTGGATTCCGGATACGAGGCGACCACTGTCTACCAAGAGTGTGCTCGCTTTGGTTGGTTTGCAATACGTGGAGACGACGCAGAATCGTGGGTGACCCACGATAAGGAGAACAAAAAGTCATTTGAACTCCCCTACCGTGTGAGGATATTCGATCCGTATATCGGTACCAAGAATCAGGGGAAAAAGAAGATCGCAGAACTCAGGTGGTCTAATCCATCGATCAAGGATATTCTGCACCGTCTTAGAAATTCGGATACGAGTCCGGTTCGCTGGGAGATACTGGAGAACCTCGCGACAGATGAATACTGGAGACACCTCGACGGGGAATTTAAAGACAAAGTCTTCAACCCCAGAACGGGGAAAATTAAGCACATGTGGGTTAAGCGATCAAGGCATTGGCCCAATCACCTTTTGGACTGTGAGTGTATGGCGCTCGCAGTTGCAATGAAAGTAGGAATCCTAAAGACGAAAGAAATTAAATGAGTGAGAGATTGTTAAGTGTGTGCGAAATCGCCTGTGAGTTAGGACGGTCAGAGAGTTACGTTTGGGCGATGAGAAGGAAGGGTTTTGTGATGACCGGAGGGAGAGCGACCCTATCGGAGGCTAGATCGTTTTTATTGAAGGTTCCGAAACCATTAAAGGAAACTAAAGGAGACTGAAGGATACTACATATTGTGCTTTCCATCTTAATAATACTTAATATGGGGAGTGTCAGTTCCTACCAGCGTATTCAAAGAGTTCATCCGTAAAGTATACCGTGCAGCGCAAGCTGCCAGTGTAGACCGTGATGTATACCTGGATGGTTTGGCCGATGTAGCCTTAGCAACATGGGAGAGTGGAAAGACACTATCCAGTTCATCCACAAATGGCACCACTGCTTCCTATGAGCTTTTCTACGGATGGAACCCAGAGTCGCTACTCGAAAACATCGCCAGAGCGCGGGACTACGTATCCTACGCAACTGTGACGCTGGCGCTCGCTGAGATTAAGGCGATCCGGCACGTATCTTCAAAGTTTACCACCATCAAGAAATGAAGCCATTAAAAGAGATCTGGAACTTTATATGGCGAGCGTCTGATGTAGGATCCTCAGGATACGAGGCATCCAAGTCCAATAATAACCGGTCCACGCTCGACCAGCCCATCCAGAATGCCCGACAAGACCTTAGTAAGGTAACCCGGCGCGAGATCCTGCGAAAGGCTCGATACCTTTACAAGAATTCCCCGATGGTCCGAGGACTCATCGAACGGCTAGTAACATTCACTGTCGGCACAGGACTCACACCCATCCCCATGTCTTCAGATCCCGTGTGGAACGAGAAGGCATTGAAGGCGTTTAAGGGCTGGAGCAAAAATGCTGACATCGAATCGCGGCTTCCTTTCGAGGCATTACAAGCCGTCATTTTCAGGGCAATGCTGGTTGATGGCGATATCTTTAGCCTGAACACTTACGGACCTTCCGGTCGCCCCAGGATGCAATTGATTGAGTCCCATGACATCGTATCCAAAAACACACACAACAGCAACCCTGATGGTATTGAACTCGATGCCTATGCCCGACCTTTAAACTATATCTGGCGCGAAGACAGTTACGTTCCTGCCAGCGATATGGTTCACTACTGGCTTCCAGAGAGAGCCGGTCAAAAACGTGGCGTATCTATACTGGCTTCCGTAATCAACGTGAGTCACGATGTGGATGACATTCTCGCGCTGGAGAAAGCCTCCGTGAAGGATGGATCCTCCAAGACCGATATTATCAAGACGGCTGATGGAGAACTACCGACCGATGACTATATTGGCGAAAGTATGCAGGATGCGGATGTGGCCAACAGTATCCCCGAGATTACTAATTACTACAGAACTATTTTCTCACCTGAAGCGAAGGTGATGCGTAAGGGCGATGAGTTCGATCCTTATGTATCCGGCAGACCTTCACCCGCGTGGATGGGTTTTATGGACTTCCTGACAGATCTGATCTGCATGGGACCAGGTCTCCCACCTTCGCTCTTAAAAGGAAACAAGGTAGGAGGCGCAGATACTCGTCGCGATGTGGCTACCGCTCAACGTGTGATCGAGAACTGGCAGCGTAACCTCGCTACCGGACTCCAGCAAGTATGGGAATACGTGATACTGGAAGACATTAAGTCTGGGGCATTACGG